TACCTAGGAACCGACGACGGCGAAGTTGTCAAAGACAATACACAAATACAAGACCTACTGTTTCTTGAAAACAGAGATCGAAAGTACGACAATGACATTTATCGAATTCGAGGAATATATAACGTCCAAGATATTGACTTTGACTTATCGCAGTTTGGTTTGTTTCTTTCTAACGACACAATCTTTTTGACAGTGCACATCACTAGTTCAGTAAAAACTATTGGGCGTAAAATAATGAGTGGTGATGTTATTGAATTGCCGCATCTAGAGGACGAATATGCTGCAAACGATTTCCAAACAGCACTGAAACGATTCTATGTAGTTGAAGACGTTAACAGAGCTGCTGAAGGCTTTTCGCCTACGTGGTATCCACACTTGTATAGACTTAAACTCAAGCAGCTAACCGACACACAAGAATTTAGTGACATACTTACTAAGCCCGAAGACGAAGATCTGTTTGAAGGAGAGTATGACCCAGAGAAAACTTACGCAGTAGGACAGGTTGTAAGATATAAAGGCAACCTCTACGAAGTAACAAACGAAACTACAGGTAACGAGCCACCAGATGAGAATTTCTTTGCTGAGTACCAGGACAATACCTTGAGAGATCTTTTGAGCACATACGAAAGAGAGATGCAGATCAATAACGGAGTTGTTGCCGAAGCAGAAGCTGCCGCAGACCAGAGTGGTTATGATGTTTCTCATCTTTACACTGTCGCACTAAATCACGACGGAAGTGTCGACTTACAAACTGTTGACGAATCTAATATTGACACAAGTGCATTTACAGTAACCGCTGACGGCATCTACGGAAAGCCTGATAGACTAGGATACACTGGATACTTGCTTACAGACTCAAACGCACCAAACGGCGAAGCATTCGGCATGGGAATTCAATTCCCTGAAGATAACGTCGAAGGCGACTACTTTTTAAGAACTGACTTTGTGCCAAATAGAATGTTTCAATACACTGGTGACAGATGGAGGAAGATGTACGATGACGTTAGAATAACAATGACTAACGGTTCAGACAGACTTACTCAAAAGGGCACGTTCATCAACAACGACAATACAACTACAGTAGCAGGCGAAACGTTCCCAGAGAAACAGAGCCTGTCAAATGCTCTTAAACCTAAGGCTGACAATTAATGCACATCTATAAGTGGACTCATATAGAATCAGGTAAAGTTTATATAGGACAGTCTATACAAGATCCTAATCGAAGAAGGCTAGAACATATAGCAGACTGCCGTTATTCGAGCAAGAAACATCATTTCCATAATGCTATAAGAAAATACGGAAAAGAATCATTTGCTTGGGAAGTAATAGATTATGCCAAAAGCCTAGAAGAACTAAATGAACTAGAAGAAAAGTACATTGACGACTACGACAGTATAAAAACCGGATACAACCTAAGGCAAGGTGGCAACAATAGAAAACATTCAGAACAAAGTATTAAACTTATGAAAGAATCTCAAAAAGCAGCTCATACTAGAAGAAGAGAGTCCGGAGGTGACGGCGGCTGGACAAGAAAAGATGGTGGCGCTATGAAGGGCAAGACTCAGACAGCCTCTGCTAAAAGTAAAATAGGTACAGCAAACAGCAAGCATTATAAAGGCAAGACCTGGGAAGAAATTTACGGCGTCGAAGAGGCTAAAAAACGTAGAGATGCTATGAAACAACGTGCAAAGCAACGTAAGGAGCAGAAGAATGTCTGATTTCTTTTACGATAAACAAATAAGACGATATCTCACTCAGACAATTCGTCTATTGAGTAACTTTTCACACCAGGACGCTAACGGCAACCTCAAACAGGTGCCTGTAATGTACGGAGACCTCACACGACAAGTTGCTAACATAATCAGAGACAACTCCGAGAACAAGATTCCTAGTGCACCTAGAATGGCTGTCTATATTACCGGACTCGAGCAGGATCGCACAAGAACTGCTGACCAGACTTTGGTTAGCAAGGTTAACGTAAGAGAACGAGCGTACGACAGAGACAACCAAGAATACCTTAATACACAAGGTCAAAACTACACTGTCGAAAGGCTGATGCCAAGTCCGTACACTTTGCGTATAAGTGCAGATATATGGGCATCAAATACTGATCAAAAATTACAAATACTTGAACAGATTCTTGCGTTGTTTAACCCAAGTTTCGAGATACAAGCAACAGACAATTATATCGACTGGACTAGTTTGACTGTTGTTAACCTTGAAGGCGTTGTATTTTCATCAAAGTCTATTCCTGTTGGTGTTGATTCAGAGATCGACGTCGCTCAGCTTACTTTTAGTATTCCTATCTACTTGTCTACACCAGTCAAGGTTAAGAAGTTAGGCGTTGTACAAAAGATTATAAACAGCATCTACGACGAAGCTAATGGCAGCATTGAACTAGGCATTAGTGGTCCTGAGTTAGCTGCTTGGGCTGACACGGCTCCGCCAGCAGTTCGTACAGGCGATATAATGGACAATGAGAACGGAATAGAAACTTCAACGACTACAGACGTTACTAGTAACAATAGAACCGTTGTTGCTACTACTTGGAAAAATTACGGCCTATTTGTAAACGGCAACCAAGCTCAGATAATCGACGGACAAAGTGTTGGCACTGTTAGTTGGTTAGAATTATTTGAAGCATATACTGGCCAGTATCAAGCTGGTTCAAGCAGAATATTCTTGCAATCGTCCGAAACTAACAATTACATCGTAGGTACAATTGCACTTGATGGCATGGATCCTACAGTAATCAATATCACATGGGACGGCGATACTATTCCTGAAGATACTATTATTGAAGGCAGAACCAATATCGATTATATCATCGATCCGGCAAGGTTCAACCCTAGTTCTGTTAAAACAGTTGGTATACGTCTGTTGTTACTAGGCGATATCGGCAACGTTAATAATGCTGACGGCGCAGATGCTTGGAAGAACCAAGACGGCAGTGACTTTGTTGCTAGTGAAAATGATATAGTTGAATGGTACATTAATTCTAACTCTGGTCTGCGCGAATGGCGTATAGTATTTGATGCTAGCGAAGAAACTGAAGTAGCTTACACTTCAAACCTTAACACTGGATACCAGTATAAGTGGACCGGCGATTATTGGATCAAGAGTTGGGAAGGCGAATACTCAGACGGCGCATGGCGTTTGGATCTTCTTAGCTAATTACTTGTATGGATCAAATAGTTTGCAGTGGTGCACTTTTCTACGCACTTGACACACATAGGTTTCTTTTTATACGCCGCACACAAGGACGTCATAAGAACCATTGGGGACTTGTAGGCGGAACTGCTGAAGGAGTCGAGACACCGTGGCAGGGACTACAAAGAGAAATACAAGAAGAAATTGGCGAAATAGAAATTCTAAAAACTATGCCGCTCGAGAGTTTCGTGTCTAATGACTATCAGTTTCACTTCCATACCTACCTAACACTAGTTGCTGAAGAATTTATCCCTAACCTTAATCATGAACATGATGGTTATGCTTGGGTTAGTTTTAGCAAATGGCCCAAGCCATTACATCACGGTTTAAGAAATACTCTCCAGAATAGAACTATCCGAAGTAAACTTCAAACAGTTCTTGAGGTTATTGATTGGCTTGATATCAACTCATAACAGCACTATTACAGTGCTGCTATTCGAGCTTGGAAGTCTGTAAAATCAGTTGATGCTGCTACTTCAGCCTGCAGAGTGGCAAGACTTACGTATCCTGGTATAGTATTGTTGATACCATCTACAAGAAGTGTATTATCGTCACCAAATACCGAACCCGTTACTTCACCGTCCAACGTACCTGTTACGTTGCCTTGTACATTACCAAAGAACGTGCCTGTAGCAGTAATGTCACCAGCTGTAATAGCGTTTGTTGTTGTATTACCGTTGCCAGTAACAAGATCTAGTGTAAAGTCAGTAGAGTCTAAACTATCAAGAGTTTGTGCATTGCCGCCGTCAACTGTAACAGTTAATGTAGCGTTACCTAAGTCAGTAAACGTTGCTGTACCTGTTGCATCGCCGTCTAAGGTTAATGTTGGATCACTTGTCGCTGTAGTAGCAATGTCAACGTTGCCTGTGCCGTCTACTGACACGCTGCCAGTTACTGCACCCGAGACACTAATAGTTCTTGCTGTAGCCCAAGCTGTTGCTGTGTCTGCGTTACCAATTAGGTTGCCAGTAAAGGTAGTAGCAGTAACATTTTTATTGATCGTCCAACTGTCGGTAGCCTGATCGTATGTTATATCAGCAGTACCGTCAGTTCCTAGATCTACAACAACACCTGCTCCGTCTGCTGCTACTGCATCAGCTGAGCCGTCTGCAAGTATTAATGTGTTTGATGTAGTGGTCAACGACGCTGAGTTAATGTTAGTGTTACCGTCAACAGTTAGGTCGCCGGTTATAGTAGCATTGCCGCCTACGTTAAGAGCGCCTGCAATACCAACGCCACCGTCTGTAACTATAGCACCAGTGTTTACATCAGTAGATGCAGTTGTGTCAGTCTGTGTAATTGCTCCTGATAAACCTACTGCACCAGTTACATCTAATGTACCTGCTAGGTTTAGCGATGTACTCCATGCAGGAGCAGAACCGTTGCTAACAAGAACTGTGTTTGTTGCGCCAATAGCTAAACTTGCTAGACTATCTGCTGCATCGCTATAGACAATATCACCTTGAGTGTACGTTGCAAGGCCTGTGCCGCCTGACGTAGTAGGCAGGGCCTGTGTCAGTGATACACCAGTTGAGTCAATCAACATCTCTCTTGTACCAGAAACAAAGAATTCTAATTCATTGTTATTAGCACCTAAAGAAGTTTCTGCTTGAATATATGTGTTGCCGTCAGTGTCAGTAACACCTCCTAGCAATTCCCAACCAGTACCGTTATATCCTTCAAATATTGTTAGATCAGAGTTGTAACGAATTTGTCCAGTTGCAAGAGATGCAGGACGTTCTGCTGTTGTGCCTACAGGAATCTTAATTGCTTCTGTAGTATCAAACGAAACGACACCTGTTGCTGTTAAGGTTCCAGTTGAAACATCGGCAGCAATTACGTCGCCTCGGAAGTTTGTAGCTTGAACGTCGCCTTGCGTGCCGGATACTACTTCGCCTGTGATTGTTGCATCAGGAATAAAAGTAAAGTAACCAGTTGAGTCATCGAACCCAAAGAAGCCGTTTTTACCTGATACTCCGTCGTGCCATTTAAAGTTTATGCCACGATCCTGATCATCGTCACTTGCTGGAAGTGTGCCGCTGGCTCCTGTACCTATGCTTACGATTCTATCTACTACATTCAACGAGCCGTCTAAGATAGTGTTGTTGAATACACTGAAGTTGCCGTCAACAATAACTCCGCTATCAAATGTTCCGCCTGTACTCTTTGGTACAACGTCGCCTACCTTGAATGTGCCGATAGAGATAATGTTAACGTCGTCGTCAAGAGTAGCGCCGGTAACGAGTGTAAGTGTTGTGTCTGTAGTTGTATATTCTTCTACTTCTTCTAACACTTGCCCATTTTGAATTACAATTTCTGTGCCGCCTGGTACTGTAGCAAATGTGTTACCGTTGTCATCCGCTCCTGTAAATTCAGTTTGTCCGCCAGTTGCAGTAAACTGATACCTTGTAACAGCTTGACCTAACGGAATTGTAGCCCATTCGTTTATGCCTGTGCGTGCGTCAAATGCTTCGTAGTTTTCGTTTGTTGTGTTCCAACGAATTGCACCTGTTGTATCTGCTGGTCTCTCTGCTGAGGTACCTATTGGAAGAACTAGAGCCTTAGTTGTGTCTATAACAGCGTTGCCAGTACCGTCTGGTGTTATTCTAATGTCGCTGTTCGTAACTGTAGTTGTAAGGCTGTTTGTAGTTAACTGTAGGTCACCTATAAACGCATCTCTCCAGTACTTGGTAAGTGTGCCAAGGTCGTATGTGCTTGCTGCGTTTGGAACCAGGTTAGATTCAAAATCTGCACCGATTGTGATGCCGTCAGTGTCTGCATCACCGATTGTGATGTTGCCGTCTATAGTTAGGTTACCGTTTAGGAAGGTGTTGCCTGTAACAGTTAGGTCTTTAGGATCACCTGGACCTGATCCTACTTGTGTGTTGCTGTTGGTTACTACAATGCCAAGGCCGTTTGACGACAACTGAAGGTCTAAGTCAGTTGTCGTTGTTTCAATTAGTGCTTCAGACGTTTCACCGTTAAACGACAAGCTGCCGTAAGACATCTTGGTGTCTACGTTAGCTGCGTCGTTAATAGTTAGTCTGCTGTTGATAATCACGCTGCTAGTAGTGTTGGTATCAATTAAGATATTGTCGCCACTCGCAACAGTTGTTAGCTGGTTTTGCGTTAGGAATAAGTCGTTTGCTTCAACACCGGATGAAGCGTCAAATCCGGTTAGTCTTAGGTTGCCAGACAGCACAGTGATATCGTTGCCGTCGATGTCAACGTTGTCTACAGTTGCTTGTCCGGATAAAAGTGAAGTTGTTTGAGTGGTGCCTGTGATGTCTAAATCGTAAGCTGGTCCAGCGTTGTTTACGCCGATTCTTAAATTGTTTACATCTACGTATAGGAGGTCTGTTTCGACTGCTATATCAATTCCGTTTCTTACTAGGTTCGCCTTGAGTAGCGGACCCGATATACGACCTACATTAGCCATTATCTCTCCTTATACGGGGATCCTGTCCCTCTAACCACCTTGCCTCGCGGGTTAACCACGGTTTGTTTGTAAAGCCCTTCCTTACATTAGTAGTATTTATCTTTGCATAAAAAAATAAGCTACCTGGGTAGCTTACTTGTCAAAGTTATGAACTGCAATTATAGGTCTGTCTGCATCAGGTGGCGATCCAAATACAACGTACCATCCATCTGCATACGGTGAACCCGGCCCTCCTAAACTGCCGCTTACACTTTCCTGCAGAGTGT